TTAACTCAAATAGGATGTCAAATATTGGGAAGACTCAATATTTCAAATCAAGAAATATTGGATCTAAACGGCGTTACAGACCAGGCTGCCACTAAACCGTTAATTGATGGCCTGCAGGCTAAAAAAGTCTTGATAGCCACGTTCCAGGGCCGTATAAAGGATAAAATAGAGATTGATGATCATTCAACACGAAGTAAATTCTTAGAGATATATCACCGATTAAAGGGGAATTTTATTGATAAATTGGAACTCGCAGGGAAGGATGGCGGTGATATCGTCCTTGCATTTAAGTCTACAAAGAGTAAGAGCAAGAGAGTTGTGAGCCTAGATTGACAGGTCAACACTATATATGGTATTTGTGAAATTAGAAATGTAATTGTGAAAAGTTATAAATCAATATTAGTCAATAATATCAATAGTACATTTGGGTAATGTCTGATAAACAATAATATGTTAACTTACATTTCACAAAGTATTTTAGATTTTTTTAAGAGTTATAGAGAGCAAGCGCAGGCCCAGGATACCCGATCCACTTCCCTATTCCCAACATACAAAAACCACTTGACACCACCCGCTGAGAGCGACGTAGATATAGTAATACCTTCTCCGTATTTTCCAGCCCTCCAGTCCACGAGAAAGTTAGTTGACGTATACGTAAGTGGTATTAACTATGAAGGGACGGGAAAGTTAGCTGACGTATACGTAAGTCACATTATTAATAAGGGTATCTGTGTAATGGTTTCTGGAAAATTTTTCCTATGTGGAAATGGGGGAAAGTTTGTGATGGCCGAAAATTTTTCACTACCGAGATTGGCGGAAAAATTGAGAGTGCAGAAATGAAGAAGAAATCGGATTGGCCGATAGAGTGTTGTGAAATGTGTAAATATTTATCCAAAACCCCCATTGATGATGCTGTGTGCGATAAGACTGATAAATATTTATGGCTGAATAGTGGAAGAGATTTGGATGGAAAAGGTTTTTCTTCTTATAAATATATGCCAGAATGGTGTCCGTTGGAAAATTTTTCACTGCCGGAATTAGCGGAAAATTAGGATAGGATAAGATAGGTTAGGTTATGTTACGAAACCCCATGGCGAAGTCGACTGAGGTAAACCGCTACCAAACGGGCTGTGGGCTTATAGAACTTGGAATGCGGCCAGCGACCAGTAATGGTTGAAAGTTCCAGGTTTAATATTACTGGAGAGTATTAATGAGTAAGTGGACGAAGGAAGATTTAAAGGTTATTGAGTATCTTGACAATTTGGAATATGATTGGGTAACGGAAGAACCTGAAGCTGGAGTAAGGAACGATGGATAACGCCCTCGAAGTCGAACTCGAACCCTCTGAAACGCAGGAAGCGGCACTCTTATCTCGTGCGCTTGAAGTGGCGGTAATGGCTCCACGTGGTGAGGGGAAGACTGACTGGGGAATCATGAACATGACGTATCATGCCTCCATTCAGGATAAGAAGTTCCGCCCGATTCCGTGGGCTGTCGTGAGGGATACTTGGAAAAACCTTGAGCGAACTACCTATAGAAGCTTTATGTTCCCCACGAACCCGAAATCATTTGCCGCACAAATACGTGGTAGGATAAAAGAAAGAGACGGCGGAAGACAGTTGATGCTGGTGGATGGGAGGGGAAGACCAATTTGGGTAGCATTTCTGTTCGGTCTTGACACCACGGAAGACCTTAATCAACTCCAATCCATGCAGTTGGGCGGATTCTGGTGTGAGGAGGCGGCACCGGCAATGCAGGAAGAGATCGGCAGGGGATTATCTGAAGAGGTGTTTACGATGGGAATAACGTCTCTGAGACATCCTCTGATGAGTGATAAAGCTTCCTTGTGGCTGAAGGAAGAGATGGGGGGAAAATTCACATTTCCCAAATGGAGTCCATCGGAGATTAAACAAGGGTTACTATTGGGAGTACTGACACGGGATTTTAATGGCGATCTCTTAGTGCGGGATCGGAAAGCCCAACTCACCGAGAACTACCCTTCTGAAGATCACTGGTCATGGGTGAGATTTTTTGAGGAAAGAGAAGAGGGTGATCGGGCACTTTTCAGAATCCCCGCTGGTGAAAATATTCATGTGGATTCCCAATACCGTGAGAATATGGCGAAGGCATTAGCGGGAAGACAGGATATGCTTGACCGCTTGGTGATAGGGAGACCAGCACATGTTCAGTTAGGTGTGGCTGTAACTCCCGAATATCACGAATCGCACAATGGTGGTCCGTGGCACAGGGCGAATATCAATTTTGACCCGATGCCCAATCAGACTACTCTCCGTTTCTGGGATGGTGATTTGCACCCGAGTTGTTTCTTCGCACAGATTACCCCTCGTGGTAAGTTTATTGGACTCGATACGGTTCGTGCCCCGCAGGTCGGGATGGGAATGAAGCAGTTCATAGGGCAGTTCGTGAAACCCCTTATGGAGAATCGATATAGTAAGATTACGAAATGGAGAGACTTGGGAGATCCTACACTTAAAGATCGTGACCCCTCCGATAGTTCCATGACTGCTGCGGGGATGATCGAGTCAGAGTTGAATACCACTTATGAAGGCGGAGTTTTGAGATGGCCAGCACGTAAAGAGGCTCTAAAAGATTTATTGACACGCACTCTGTCTGATGGGGAACCGATGTTTGTACTCAGCAAGCATGAGAAGATTATGCACCGATCACTCTCTGGTGGATGGCATTACAATAAATCCGCTACCGGAAAGGTGTCAGAGGAACCGGATAATGCCGATATCAATTCCCATCCGGCAGCAGGGTTATCACACGGGTTAGCAAGGATATTCAAGTATGAGAAGGAACAGAGGATAAAACTTCCTGCTACGAAGAAGAGAATAGCGGTGGGGTCAAGTGTGCAACCTTTATTTCAACATGGGAGGTAAAATGATTTTTATTACTGATGGATTAACGGCAGATGTTACATTGGCAAGAGATGCTAATGGAAGGTTATTTAATCCAAGTTGTGTTAATCAGAAACCTCTCTATGGAGCAAATTTAGATACCTTGTGGAAAGATTTTGGATTGAAGTCCATTAAGCCAAAGAAAAATAGGAATAGGAAGAGGATAGGAGGAGAAGATGGCAGTAGAGGATAAAACGGATGTAAAGAAGGCAATGAATGAAGTGGAGATTGGTGCTGATGCACAAAGACGTGCTCAGAATTGCCTCATCGATATCAAGAATGCTTTAGAAAGATGGAAGTGCATGATTGAACCCATTATCCAAGTTACGGGCAATGGAATAATAAAGGGAACTTATATGGTGATTCCTCTTGTGGAGAGGCCGGTAGGGTAAATATGAACGAGGAACTGTGCAGATGCGGGAGACCTGTTAGTGGAGAAGATTTACTCTGCGATAGGTGCAGATTCTACAAATCAGTATTCACTCCCGATAAACCAGTGTTTGAGAGTAAGAAGGAGTTGGCGTTGAAGGCTATCTCGTTTAAGAAGATGATGAAGGGGAAAGATAAGTTTATTGTGGTGACATGAAGGGCAAATGGACTGAAATATTCACTAGACGTGAAAAAGACATCCCTGGTCACATGGAGAAAACAGACGGTCACGACCATGGACAGGGATGGGCCTGTACGTGTGGATGCAACAAGCGTGTCCCAAATCGAAAGCACACTGAAGGACCCCCTGTGGATGAATGCAGAGATGGATATGTACCGACAACGGGTGGGGCGAGTGAGATGTATAGACAGAATTATGATCAGATAAGATGGGATTGATGAGCGAGGAAGAGAAGAAACTTATTATTGAAATTTTAAAAGCATTAAAAGGAGTGCAGAAGAAGTTACAAGAATTACTAAATAAATAGCCTACTGCTCAATTTTTACAAGAGACTAAAGGCTAATTCCGAGGAATCGGGGTTAGCCTTTTTTTATTTTGGAGATGAAATGCCAGATATTATTGATGACCAAGAATTAGGAGAACGAGAAGAAGCCGCTGGTGCTCTTGCAGAAGAAGATGATCGCCTCTTCGTGGATTACTGCATAGAATGTGCGAGGGAATCACGGGACTCACGTAGGGATATACTGGATGCTCAATCCCTTCTCTGGGATGCCTACCAGAACATCATGGATTTCGGAGATAAAGAAGATTGGCAGTCCCGTGTCGTTATTCCAAAACCATTTACAGCAGTCGAAAGGGCTGTTGCCATTATCGGGAAAGCCTTCAAGAATCCGAATTACATTACAGCAGAAGGCGTGGAGATGAACGATAAGGATATTTCTGCGCATGTAAAAGAGGGGTTAGATTTTTGGTGTAGTCCGCAAAAAATAGACTTCCCTCGCAAATTCACCAATGCCTCACGTATGGCTATGGCGGTAGGGTTGTCGCTTGAGATGATTCCGAGATGGGAAAATGGAATGTTGCTTGATTGGACTGAACCCTGGAAGATATGCCGAGATCCCGATGCCCTCCCTGGGGAGTCACAATCTGGAATGTACTGGATTCATGAAGAGTGGGTTGACAAGTGGAAGATAGATGAGGGCGGAAAAGACGGGTACTACATTAACACGGATCAGGTGAGAGAGGGGGGTTCCACCACTCGTCCCGAAGAAAATAAGGAAGAAATCGAGAGACGCAAGAAGATGTGGTGGGAAAGAAACACGTTTCGGAAAGCAGTACTCGTTAGAGAATTCAATGGTGTGATACTCGATAGAAAGGGAAATCTACTTCTCCCCAATGCCAAGTACACTATTGCTTGCGATACCCTTATCCGTAAACCTACCGCTATTCATTTTGTCAACCTGAAATGGCCTGGGACATCATTTTCCCCGATTCCCCATATCCTCCGCTATGACGGTAGGGGATTGATCGAGGGTGTATTTGATATTTGGAAGATGCTTAACAAGATGCTTTCCCTTACCATGGATGACTTTTCATGGGTTGTGAACAGGATGCGAGAAGTTATTCCAGAAATGTTTCTCGATCCCACCGACCTCGAACTTTATCCAGGGAAGGATGTCTATCGTACTGCTGATAATCCAAAAGATCCTTGTGTTCGGGATCTTCTCACCACTTCCTCTATCGACAAAATTCTCGCTGTCGCACAATACACAGGCACACAAATTGATAACAATGATTTTGTCAGTGATTTCGTGGCCGGACTCCCTGGCACACGTTCCAATATCACTAAAGGTGAAGTTGAAATTAAGACTGAGCAGAATATGGGAATATTCGATCTTATTGGGTCGGCAACAGAATCGGGAGCAGTCAATATTGCTTATTCATTATTTGAGACAATGATTCTTAACTGGAATGCTGAATCTCGCCCGTCTCCGCTTCGTGTCCTTGGAGATAATGAATTTACAAAATTCCTTGAAGGGGCAGGCCTGGAAGAAAAGAAACAGTTTCTAAAAGAACAATGCGACATCAAGATAGTGGGAATATCAGCACAGTTACAGATGGCCGAGAAGGCGAAACTATTGATGGCGTTAAAACAGTATGCTGAGAGTCCACTGTTTAACAGATATTTCAAACTAAAAGAATTATTGGAAGAAACTGTTGGAGCGTTGGGAATGTATAAAGCCCCATTTCTTAAAAGTGATGATGAACTGAAAGATGAGAATTTAGGGATGGCTATCGCTCAGGCATTGGCGAAAGTGGCCCAGTCTGGCGGTCCCGAAGCCCAACAGATGATAGAGAAGTTTTTGGTATCCATTGGTATTAATCCCCAACAATTAGCGGGTGGAAACGGTGGGGCAGGGCAATCAATGCCTGTCCCTCCACCTGGAATATAAGATTTATAAAGGAGGTTTAAAATGCCATCAGAAAGTTTATCACCTTCAATATCTCCAAGTGAAAGTCCAAGTATGAGTCCAAGTATATCTCCGAGCGAGAGTCCGTCAATATCACCATCGGTATCTCCCTCGTTGAGTCCGTCTCTGAGCCCTTCTGGATCACCTAGTGAGAGTCCAAGCATGTCTCCTAGTCTTAGTCCAAGTGCTTCTATAAGCCCAAGTATTTCCCCAAGCGAATCACCAAGTCTCTCGCCGTCAATAAGTCCATCTATATCTCCAAGTGTATCACCATCAATTAGTCCTAGTATTTCACCAAGTGTTTCACCGTCAATCAGTCCCTCAAGGAGTCCCTCGCTAAGTCCCTCGGTAAGCCCCTCACTGTCACCGAGTGGAAGTCCCTCTAAGTCTCCAAGTGTAAGCCCATCGAAATCCCCAAGCATAAGTCCAAGCCCTAGTCCCAGTGAGGAAACATATAATGTTGTTGTTCCCGCTACGGATCAGTCGATGCGTGGAGTGTATGTTGTTAAGTGGATAGGATTTCAGGTTGCCGGAGATACAGGTAAACCATTTGAATGTCCTCATTATGCCGATAAATCCGTTCAGGTGATCGGAACTTTCGGGGGAGCGACAGTCACGATTCAGGGAAGCAATATGAAGGATACTCCTACTTATGCAACCTTGAATGATGATGGCGGAACCGCTCTTACGTTTACGTCTGCTGGGATTAAGAAGATACGGGAAAACACCTATTGGGTTCGGCCAATTATTTCCGGTGGAGATGAGACTACGAACCTTGATGTCTATCTCTTAGTTCATGCGGAAAAATAGAGATGAATAAATTGGGAGGTGGGTATTATGTCTGGAAATTGTGGATCAAGTAAAAGAGCACATACTCCCTACACGTCGAAAGCCCAAACTACGGCAGGGAATATTGCATTAGCAGCAAGGAAGGGAGAAATCCCTAAATCAAAATTAAAGGGGGCATCAAAGGAGATGGCTAAGGGAATGACAATGAAGGAATTAAAGAGTCATTCAGCAGAAGCCAAAGGGAAAGAACTTCCACAATATGTGAAAAGGTCAGTAAGGGGAAGTGAACCGTTCTCTGAGAAGGAAATATTTCAGGGATACCGCAAACTCTAAAACGTATCATTATATATAGGAGGTGTAACGATGGCAAATAAAGTTAGTCGGCAGAGTGTGGAATCAGATGTATCTACTCCTGAACAGGCATTGGCACAGGCAAGTCAGACAACTGGAGCCAGAAAACCAAGGAGTAAGATACTTGCACAAAATGATCCTGTAACACCGAAGGGATATACGAAACTTGGAGGAGGTGGACTTTCTCGTGATGGGAAACCTCATGCTACCGATAATCGTGGGGAAGGACAGGGATAATTATGGCTGAAGTTGATCCGGTAACTGGAAGTCCAAAAGTATCTACCGAGAAAGGCATCTCACCTGAGAGATATGATCGCTTCCTTGTACAGAAAGGTAAGGCCGATCAGTTAGCCGGTGATATTGAGAGCGGGAAAGGACAACTGATTCTCAATAAGATTCAAGAACACCTACTCAATCGTGTGAATAAACTTATTGAGGAAGACGGAGAGTGTAAGGCACTCAAGAAGGTTCTGATTGACATGGGAATTACCCTTAGCATTGGAGAAATCGCCGTAAAGAATATCATGCGGCTTGTAGTTAAGAATAAGCAGACCTCTTGAGGATACTCTGCTATGAATAGGGCGGACCCTAAATGGATACTCCGAGACCATTAACAATTTTCCGCTCCGAAGTCTAACGGGGGATAGCCCCTGAAACGCCAAGGGGAATAAGGAGAATAATATGCCATCAGTAAGTGAAAGTGCAAGTGTATCACCGAGTATTAGCCCAAGTGTGAGCCCAAGTTTATCGCCAAGTGGCAGTCCTTCGGCATCGCCGAGTATTAGCCCAAGTAAGAGTCCATCGGTAAGCCCCAGTGCTTCCCCATCTGCGATTCCTTCTACGGGTGTGACATACACAATCCACCCACGGAGAATAAGAATCGGGAAGAAGTCTCTTACTTTTGCATCATTGGCATTTGGAGGGACCAACGAATATTATCCCAATTACGGGATACCACTTGATAATTCAGGTTTTGGATTCAGAAGCATTACGGATGCTGTTGTGATTTTAGGGTCTAACGCAACTGGGTATATGTTTGAGTGGGATAGATCAAGGAATACGATCCGCATGTTTGTATCATCGACTGGTACAGTAAATACGGAACTCGATGATGCTTCGTTAGCGAGCGAAATCACACTCGAAGTAGTGGCACTTGGTTGGTAATAAAACTTTAACCCAGTGACCCCTTGAATGGACACTCACTGGAACGGTTGGAGTCCCGATAAGGATACACTCCAAGGAGAAATCAAATGGCAGGTAAAGTATTGACGGCAGAAGATTTCGATAAAAGTGGAGATCCTACAAAAGAGGATACTTCTTCGCAGACTATTTCCGCTGATGCCAAAATTGTTATTGGTGCAGATGGGAAAGAAACTGTGGAAGAACCCAAAGAGGTTGAGACTCCCGTTGAGGAAGCCAAGGTAGAACCTCTACCTAAACCTTTGGATGAGTTTAAACCAAAACATAAGACTTGGGAAGAGACAGAAAGAGCCCGTCTTGAACTGGAGCGTGGGTTTACGGAAAAATCCATGAGATTGTCTGAAAAGGAGAAGGAACTTGAGAAGTTTAGGAAACCTCCCGAAAAACCCGTACCCACTGAGGATGAACGTATTGCCGAGATCACAGATGAGGCGCTGAAGAACATCAGTGTAATTCCCGCCGATTCTCCGACGAGAGATAGGGATGCGGCCATTATTTGGGGAAAAGCTCAACGCAAGATATCCCGTCTTGAGATCGATGAGAGTAAAAGGCAGGATAGTTCAGAACGGGAAATTGTAATGAAGACCTACGAGCGTGCCCAAAAAGAGGGAATCAAGACAGATGCGGAACTTCGCATTCTTGGATTCGAGTTCTCGAAGGCAGATGCATCTCTTGGTTCGGATGACAGAATCAATGCGGCCATCGAAAGCACAAAGGGCATTCTCTCTCAGATCCGTGAAGGATTTGTGAAGGGCCAGGAGTTAGATAAAAAGGAAAAAGATGATCTGAAGGTGTTAGGTAGGGGTTCTACCCGAAAAGAAGGAATAGAGAAAAAAGAGACGAAGCCAACTACGATGTCGCAACAGTTGGCCGAACTCAATGAAAAGCGGAGAATGACTAAAGACGATCTCCGCTGATAGAAAAAAGGAGGATTACTATGGGTGCTTTTACGTGGGAAGGATCATTCGCTACAGGCGTACTGAAGAGTCACGCCTTATCGAAGGAATTAAGATATGCGGCAGTTGCTGAGTTTGAAATTGCCCAGTTCTGCCGTGCCGAACCTGGTTTCGGAAGAAAATTGGGAGACACAATCACCATCACCAAGATTAAAAACATTGCTGTCCCCACTTCCGCAGCCCTGTCGGAGCATGAAGAT